GTCCCATGATGAAATGCCATAGTTATCTCCTAGGGTTGATTAGGTTTATGGTTGCCCGCACGGCGAGAAAGTGCGGCGGTAAATTTAGGTAAATCTTTGGATTCGCAAAGCTCCACTTGCCACGTTTCCGTTTGCACCATCAGCTGATATTGCCAAAGTCCGTCCGCTTCACCGGCGAACTCCTCGCTAACCAGGCTACAGGCGGTACAGTTGGTCGGCTTAAAGCCCACGACGGCAAGGCGAATTTTATCCAACATATCTACCGCACCGTGGTCGTCATGCTGACTGCGGGAGATCACCGTGAGAGCAATCATTACCACGCGGCGTTGTTGGATAATGTCCACGCTGTCAATGCTTTCAAACTTCGAGCCGGCATATTGCACCAGCACCGCACCAAATTCGTCGGTGAGGTTGTAGTGTTCTAAATCATCGGGAAATAATTCAATGCTGAACTGTTCCGTTTTGTCTTCAATCCGCTTGCGGATGCTGTCTAAAATCGGGAGGGTGGCACTCATATTAATATCCTGATAAATCCAGTTTCTGCGGGGCTTTTGTTTTGAATTTAAGGGCGGACGGCAAGTTGTCGTCTTGGGCTGAACCGAGTTCGGTTAAACCAAGGTGTAACTTGCCATTTTGAATCCGCTCCAAATCCTTCAAGGCTTGTGTGTTGGTTTCCTTCACATTATCCGGAAAGCCCTTGCCTTCTGGTCGGCGTGAATACAACCAAAAACGCGCCAGTTGCAAACAGATATTGCGCACAAGGGTCGGCACTTGGCTTAACGGCAACACATAACGCGAACGCAAATAGCCGTCCACGATTTCCGTGGCGTAAGCGCAGGCTTTGGTAAGCACGGCTTGGTCTGCTTCCGTTGCGCGTGATGTGTCGTTTGATAAGGCGATGAGTGTGCTTTCACTCATCACTTCCGTTAAATCTTGTGCCGAGATGTACATTATTGTTTTTTACCTTTGCGAGATTTGGTTTCCGGCTCTTGCGCCGAGGGTGTTTCTTGTGCCGCTTCCGCTTCTGCCGTTTCAGCTGCTGTATCTTCTGCAACAACTTGCTCGACTTCAGCTGTGTGTTCCGCTTGTTGGCGTTGTTCGCCTGCGGTTTCTGCTAATTTCACGTAAAGCGACAAGTTTTCAGCTTCTTCATCGGTCAACTCAATATTGTCGCCTTGCTCATAGCGGACACCGTTGTGCAAAATTGCCATAGCGGCGGCAACTAAATAGGCTTTCTTTTGTGTTTCGGACATGGTTATCTCCTAAATAAGGTGAAAATCAACCGCACTTAAAACGGGTTTAAATGCGGTTTGAATCGGGTTTAAATACAGCCTTTGATTAAGTAACCGGCGGCTTTACCCACGATATACGGTTTGTGAATATCGGTAGTACGCACCAATTCAAGTTTGCCGCCAACTTCGGTGTAGGTATCCACATACAAGCCGTTTTTACGACGCACGGTATAACCGTATGACGGCTCATAAATGTTTTGTTTTTTCTCTTTGGACGGCGGGGCGACATAAGCCAGCACAATCGATTTCGACCAAATATCTTTCAACTCACCGCTTTCTTCGTACACAGCTTCACCGATGACCACTTTGTCAATTTTGACTAAGCGCGCAAAGTCTTCCGGTGTTAATACCGCCGTGGACACATATTTGATTTTTTCCAACACTTTCGGGTGTTCGCTTAACACTTCCCACACGTCACCGGAAATCGCACACACGTTTGGTTTGCGACCGGTGGTGCGCTTAATTGCACGGATACCGGCTTTAATCACACCAACTGGGTCAGAATTCGGATCAGTGAATTGAGAAGTACCACTCAAAGTCACTTTGTTGGTTTGGTCGTAGTTCGCTTCATCTAAAGCCAAACCGGCACAATATTTTTCACGACCGAGCGCAATCACATCTTGCGTCACACCGGTTGCATATTGACGTAATGGATACACACCTTCGGTTTCGTTCACTTCACGGATGTCAATCGGATATTCGATGTCGTTTTCTTCTAAAACAACGGTCAAAGATCCAATGTCTTCCGGTGTTAAACGGTTAGATGCCGCGCGGAGTTCACGTTTAGTGGTTTGTAAACGGAACGCCAAACGACCGAATGTCGGGATTTTGCCGCCTTCTTTTTGCGTTTCGGCAACCGGGAATAACACTTCGGAAATCATATTGCCGTTGTAATAGCCTTGCGCGAGTTCGGTTAATACCGGGTCAACGACGCGTTGTTTTGATAAATCAGTCATTGATTTGCTCCTTTATTGAGTGATTGCGTTAAATGCGGCTGTATAATCCACATTGTGTTCTTTCATGTAAGCACGGACTTTTTTGTCCATGTCGATGGCGTCAGCTGACGTGCCTTCGGCATATTGCACCGTGCCGTCTTCCGCGCCTGCGGCTTTGTCTTTGGTTGCCACTTCGCCGAATTCGACGATTTGCGGTTGCGCTTCCAAAAACGCTTTGATTTTGCTGTGCAGGTTTTCACCTTCACCAAACTCAACAACGCCACCTGCGGCAGTAGTCGAGCCGTAATTCAATAAATCGATGGCTTGTTGTTTCGCTACCGGGGCAAGTTTGCCCGCTTTCACTAAACCTTCGGCAAAGTCGGCATTGTCGGCTTTGGCTTGATTCAGTAATGCTTCAGCTTTTTCGGCTTTCAACTGTTGGTTTTCTGCCTTGAGCTGTTCGATTTCTTCAGCTGTCATTTCAGGTTCTCCTTGTGGTTCTGAAGGTTGATTGGGTTCATTAAAACTAGGCATTGGAATACCTGTTTCGTCTTGTTGATACCGCTTTAAATCATTGCGAATGGATTCTTCCTGCACGCTTGCCACTAAATAATCCGGCACGGCTTTATCCGCTTCTTCCTGCCCGTGTTGCCCAATAATCCAATCACGCAAACGTCGCCAAAGGCTAGCTTCTGCCCAATCGGAAAAGTCCACCACGCCTTGTTCGTTATCAGCAAACTCAGGATTGCGTAAACCTTTTACTGCTGGCGGCATCGCGCCTAAAAAGCCGACATGGCGTAAATACAAGTTACCCGGGCAAGGATTGTTCGGACTGTTGGCAAGATAGAAAGAGGAAGAAATTTTCTTGAAGCGACCTTTTTCGACCATCTCCGCAAATTCGGGGTCGATTTGGTCGAATTCGGCTTTAAGGACATCGCCATCCAGTTCAAGACGTTTTACCCAGCCATAAGCGGGGGCATTGTGTTTCGGGTGGCCAATTACAGCCGGGGACTCATGAAAGTTTACGTTGTAGGCGTTGACTGCTTGTTGCAAATCTTCTGTGGTAATTTCCACTTCCACACCGTTTGCGTCGGTGCGTTTGCCCGCTTTGAAAATTTCGATTAGTTGCATAAGGTATCCTCGTTTGAATACCGTTAGCATAGGGGGAAAATAGGCGTTTGGATTTTAAACTGCTTTAAAGGTTTTGAAGGGAAGTTGGGACTAAAAGCAAATTACACTTTACATTGAAATTTAAAACGCTTTAAATGCGGTTCAAATCGCTTAAATTCGATTTAAATTTTTTGAGACGATAAATCGTATTATTTTTAAATTTAAACGCCACAGTGCGAATTTGTGGCGTTATTTTGATTTTTATGGTTTATTTCAAATTTTGGTTAATTTGACGTTGCAAAAGTGCGGTGGCTTTTTTCAGAAGTTTTTGTTCGTCTTGAGCATTCACGCCCAACCATGGACGCGCAGGAATTTTAGATTGTTTAGCATAGACGGTATTACTCCCTTTTCCAAATTTTAACCGCTTGCCTTTCTTCGGTCTAATTACGCCACCGAATTGGTGCAGTTTGGCATATTTTGCATCGGAACCAAACTCAAGACGATTATCATCATAATTGTATGCTGTCTTTTGTGATAAATAACCGCCCTGTTTTAGTATCTGATCATTTCCTTTTATTTCTCGTGTAATAGGGGAAAGGGATTGCCATTTTTTACCATCGGGCGCAACTTCAGCTTTAAATCGGTCGGCGTGAATTTTCTTCAAGGTTTCGCCCAATAAGCCATAAAGTTTGCGCGGGTGTTGCAGTTGGCTCGCAATGCCGGTGAGCTTCTGAATCGCCTGATTGTCGTTAAGGGTGATCTTTAACATAGATTTTCTCTTGATTTAAATTTCGTGCGGGCGTATAGTGATCTTGCGGTGGGGGTTTCCTACTGGAAAGGTTGCTTGGCATAAGCCCGCATTATCCTGTTCGAATCAGGCAAACCACCGCGATAATCACAATTCTCCATATAACACTTCAAAACGTCCTAATGCGCTTAAATCTTCTAAACGACTTGCTGTTCTGACCATGTTCAATTTATGTGGTAGTTTCTTACCACTCAACACGTCTTTTAGCTTGATTTCATAGTCCATTTTAACCGCCACTTTACCTTGTTCGGTTTCATAGACGAATAACAGGGTCGGTTGTTTTTGTTGGTCGTCCAATAAAATCGCCTTCGGATGGCGTAGCTTTTCTGGCAACTGTTCCCAAAATTCTACAGGCAGGCTGATTCCCTTGGCTTGTTTGCTGTCGCGTAGTGCATGCAATACGTCATCATCACGCACCGCAATCACCGCACTTTGAGGGGCTTTATCCAAATTGTCTAATTTGGTGATCACGTTTTCCGGAATCACGCCCACGTATTTCATGTTGCCACGTGCGATTTTTTGCGTGCTTACGGTATCCACCATGTCTTTCATTGCGCCGTTTAACAACACCATGGCTTTCGGATTTTTTAGCACGTTATCAATCAGCAGACTGGCTAAGTGCGGTTCTGCTGTCGTCATTTTTTGCAACAACAGCTTGTCCACATCCACATCTCGGGATTGCGTTAGGCGCTCAAAGTTGTATGGCGCGAAGCCTACATCATAACCTTTCGGCACGCGTACTATTCTTGGATTGCCGGAGCGAACGCCTACCAGTTTTTCTTCCCACTCAATTTCAGGTGATGGACTCACTTTTCGCCCCATTTCGGCTAAATCATCGGCATCGTGCGCTGATACTGTACAGTGGCAGCCGTACGCTTTGATAGGGTAATAATAGCGCCAAAATGGATCTGTGGCAGGTAGAATTGTGCCATCTAACGCAATATGCTCCTCGCGCGGATGTTCGTTATCATGGTGGTGATATTCCCAATAAGGCAATACATCGACCAAATCCAAATGCTGCGCTAAGCGCCCCCGGTTATATGCACCATAAACGTTGGTATCGTAAATAATCCGTGTGCGCCAGTTTCGCCCACCGTTATATTGCCAGCCGGTATTTGCCACGATTTCATCAAAACGCTTGCGAAATCCCTCTAAGGTTTCACCATTTGCAATGGCATCGTCTACTGCTTCGCGAAATGCGGTCAACACTTCATTACGGTTTGCACCGGCCACCATAAAAAAGTAGTCATGTTCTTCACCCAGCACGTCTAAATAGCTATTAGTAGGCAAATTGAGTTTCTTCTCAAAATATTTGACCTGCTCTTCAAAAGTGAATTTACTCATTTTATTTACGCTCATCTTCAACGGATTGACGACCAGCAAAGTGCGCTGTTGTTGATGCCCACGCCATCACCTTGCCATATTCTGCAAAGCTCAACTCAGGGATCAAACTGTCTAATTGGCTGCGAAAATCTTCCAGGCTTTCTGCTTGTGATAGCTTATCCTGGATGGTTTGTAGCCATTCTTCCACAAAAGGTTCACCTTCTACCTCTAACTGTTCCCCAATGGTTTCCACGATAGATTTAGGAATCGCCTCGGCAAAGTCTGCCGTGTTTTTGACCGCACTTTTTTCAGGGGCAGAAACTACAATGTCGCCATCTTCAAATCCATAGGTTCGCATGATGTATTGTTCGGTAAATTGCACGCCTAAACCCGCCAATAAACCGTCACGTTCCGCTTGTAATTTATCAATGCTTTCCTGTTCGTAAAGCTCAAATGTCGGCAGCATGTCCACGTTGAAATTTAACTCGCAAATCCAGGCTAATAATTGGTTAAATACGCTTTCAACCATGCTGGCATCATCATCACGAATATCACGGGTTACTTCTAAGCCCGCTGTCGCACTTGCACGATTTGCTTCGGCTTCTGTTGTTTGATTTTGCCCTAATAATGCGATGGCGATTTCTGATTTGCAGTAGCGGAGGAAATCATCAAACACCTGTGATGACCCGCCTTTGCTTCCGCTTTCAAGCATATCAATAGAGCTGTCATCCGGGATAGCTGCCACGGCTGTGCCGAGCATTTTTTCCATGCTATCTAACAACTCATCTATTTCATGGGCGTTAGCGTTTCGTGGGTATTTACCCACCAACCACGGCGAGCCGTATTTTTCAGCAAACTCTAACCAAAACTTGAAGCCGCCTTTCTTAAAGGTGGCCGCCCAAAAACACATCGCCAGGTCTGCGCGACCGTATGGGTTCATATAGTCGGCCTGTTGCGTTGCGAGTAAAAATTTCTTTTCCGGCACAATGTCGCCATTGCGGTTCTCTTTTGTACGCAGCATTAAACGGTTGTCTTCATCAAATACAAACCACTCTTGTGGCTTTCCGACTACCTCAGTCGGGAGTAATAACCCGTTCTCGCTCGTCCACATTACCTCAAGCGCCTGGTAACCAAACAGGGCGGCGTCTAAAATTTGATTAATGATTTGATTTACGGGTAAACGGTCAAAAAGCGCGGCCAGGATTTCATCTGTTTTTTCATTCCCGGTTGGGGTAATACGCCACTCTAAACCTTTAATTGCAGCTTTACGACGGCGAACACAACCGCCCACATGACTATCTGACAAAATTTCGCGATAGACTGAAATGTCGCGCCCCATTTTCTTCAATACAGGATCAGGGTTTGGGAGGTAGTGCATAAACGACCAAAAGTCGATAGCCTTCGCGCGAGTAGCGATGACGCCGATTAAATCTTGTTTTTTTGTTGTCATAATTAATATCCTTGGGTCATTTTACGACTTGTTCGTTGTTTACGGCTGTACGCC